GCCAATATCCAATATTCTAAACGTGATGAAGGTTGCGCCTAAAGGTTCTGGTGATTTTCCGCGTGAAAGAATTGGCTATCGTGATATGGCTGATATGTTCGATCAGGGTGGCCCACAGGCAAGCGGTGGTGGATTTAGAGGCGCGGGTGGATTTAGCGGGATAGGCAATATAGCCAATATGCTTACCGGCAATCAAAGCGAGCGCGTTGGTTATTATGATGAGGGTGGCCGGTTTTATGAGCCGCCGGTGCCAGCATCCACAGGGGCATCTACAGTTAATGCGCAACCATCAATGGTAGATCCAATGGGCGCAGATTATCATGGTGCATTTTTCCCGATGGGGCCAGAAGATTTTGCGCCTTATCCAAAAGAGCCATTAGCCCCAGCGCCAAGTGTTCAATCCGAAATGAAGTTGCCAGATCCAATGAATTACGGCGGTGGCCTTACGATGCAATTTGAAAAACCTATGATAAAAGATGAAACCTTTTTTGATCCGGTTGGAAGACCTTATCGCAAAGGTTTTTCTGATTTTAATCAGGCTTCAGATATGGTTGCTCCTACTATGGCCCCTACAACGCTGTCAAATGATGGTGGGCGTTTACAGCAAATGAAAGCGGATCTCTCAGCAATGGGCTTTGATCCTATGGGTTTTAATGATGCTGATGTTATGGAATTGCATAAACTTTATGTTGGTGGGCTTGTTGAGTGACAAAAGCAAAACCTAAAAGCCGAAAGTCTGGCCCAAGCTTATCAGTAGGGCGCGGAGAAAAGCTGTCTGTAAAGCGTGGCGGTGGTTTAACGGCCAAGGGCAGGGCAAAATATAACAAGGCCACAGGAAGCAATCTCAAGGCTCCTGCGCCTAGCCCAAAGACGAAATCAGAGAAAGCCCGTAAAAAGTCATTCTGCGCTAGATCACAAGGCTGGACGGGTGAACGTGGCAAGGCTGCGCGTAAAAGGTGGAAGTGCTAGATGGCTGAAAGTATTAGGGATCTTTACGCACAAATTACTGGCGACACTTTCAACGCTTACCGTCCAAGAGAGGATGGTAGTGAGGGCCATATGTATAGCGAGGCAACATTGAGGCGAGCCGTAGAGCGTTTGCAATCAATGCCCGCTGGCTCAGGGGAAGCCTATATGATGTCAAAAATGACAAATATGGGGCCAAAAAAAGGTTTGTTTGCTGGGAGCATGTATGATCTTACGCCAGAGGCTGGTGAGGATTATTTTAGAAGCCAGCTAGATAATTTCAGAGATCCAGAAAAAGGTGGCCTGAATGTCGGCATGGATACGTTGAAAACGCTTCTGCATTCTGGTGTAAGTCCTGCGACTAAAATGGGTTTCGCTCGCGGGCTGTTTAGATACTTGTCGGAAAGATAAAAATGGCTAGTGCTGAAGAATTAAGACGCTTGCGAGAAGAACAAAGTATATTTTCGTTTCTGTATGACATGGCTCGCCAGCAGCGCAGCGATCTGGCTGCGGAAGGCCGCCGCCCCGTGCTTGGCGGGCTGCTGTCGAAGGAGCCAGTGTACGGCACCGACACGCTGCGGTATGAAGGTATTGGCAACATGCTTGCGGGGCTGCTTTCGCCCGCTGCCAAAGCCGTTGACGCGCCGATCTCCGCATATCGCGGCACGATCCCGCAGGAAGACATGATAAGCGAAGCGCTTGGCACGGCGGGGTTGGTTAGCGCAGGATCTCTTGCGGCTTCAGGTCGCGGAGCTTTGGAATATGACCCTACAACGACACGCATTTTTGCTGGCAAGCGAGCCGTTGCCAGAACAGGTGACAATCGTCGATCTGCTATTGCAGAAGCTGAAAGTTTGCTTGAGCAAGGATTTAAGAATAGAGAAGTTTATGAGCGTACTGGCGTATTTAGGGGCGCGGATGGGAAGTTGCGCTTTGAGATAGACGATAGCGCTGCAAGCGTTTTAAAAGACCCTTCACCTAATACAGCCATGCGATTAGAGGACTACTTAACCCATCCAGAGCTTTACGAGTTGTATCCAGCAATGCGTGGGATGCCTGTTGATTTCAAGCAGCCTAAAGATATGGATGGTGCCGGTGGAACATTCTCACCGTCTAACCAAAGAATTTCATTGGCGATGAATGACCCAGAGAAAATGCGGTCTATCTTGCTGCACGAAGCTCAACATGCTCACCGGGTGCAGCAGCGTCTCGGCAATGGCGCGCCCGATGCCGCGATTCG